AAATCTTTAAATAAAACCGCTTGAGTCATATCAATTTCAGCTGTATTATTTGGAAACTGAATAGTTTGGGTTTTGAATAATTCGGGTATAAAACTTATGAATAAATTCCGGTCTCCTTTAGCCATGCCCCAAATATTTTTTACATATTTAAGGCAGGCGTTTCCACAGTAATTCTGAATTTCCAGAATTGTCCTAATGATATTACCCGGTAGTAAATTTTGAGTTATGGGATCATGGACGATTGGATCCTGAATCTGCTGCATAAATCTTTGAGCCAACATATCGAGTTTGGTTGTTGCCATATTTTACCAATTAGGATCGGGATTCCTTGAATAGGAATCCGTGTTATTAAAAGTGCCTTCAAACTTCTTAAGTTCACTTTCATAGTATAAATACATTTTATCCCTATTGGGATCGTCGACAGGCATTAAATACCAGTCGGCGTAATATCTCAAAGCGGCGTCATAAGCTTGAGGGGTTTCAGGTTCATAACTATACGAACAATCCTGAGTCTGCCTCGATAATAAACAAGCTAAATATAAATTTGAACCCGGGATGTCTTGAGGTATTCCCCAAAATTCCAAAGCCGAATTTCTAATTGTTGCGAATTGAGGATATGTAAGATCGCTATAAGTGTCTTGATCGTTATCAAATTGTTGTGAAGTCCTCCACTGTATAATCGACCAGTGAGGAGGGAATTGCACCGATTTAACTTTCTTAATTATTGACTGAGGAGGAGTTCCAAAAACAAGCGGGTATATGTTAGTACCCGCCACAATAGGTATAGTGATTTTATTGTAGATCAAGTCTTCAGTCATTACTAAAGATTCTTGAGCCTTGTTAATTGCATATAACAGTTGATTTATCGAAATATCCTTCATATTAAACTGGAGAAGGTCTTTTCTCACAAAGTCCATTATAATTCCTACTCGACCTGAATAATCACCATCGGGGATATTGATTAAATTATCCTTATTAGCAAGAATTGATTTCTTGTTTGTGATTTCGTCATTGAAGGCTTTAATCACAACTTCTCTATTCGTGCTTTCTAAGGGCAGCAAATACCAATCTGCATAATACCTTAAAGCTGAATCATACTGCTGGGGAGTTTCAGGCTCGTAGGTTCCGCTTGCATCAGTTGACTGTTTGCTTAAAATAATTTGCATTGTAAATGTTTTGCCATTTAAAGCAATCCCGGGAGCACCATAAAACTCGATAGTGTTATTTCTCACCGTAGCATATTTGGGATATGCCGGAGCAGCTTCTACTGTTCTTTGATAATCAAATTGCGCATTATTAAGCCATTGCGGAGGTTTAATTCCACTAACATTATAATAACTTGATTTGATTCTCTTTACAATATCGGTAATTGTTACCTGCACCGATCCAGGATTAAGAACAGTGATGATCAGTGGATAATTAGTACCGGCAGTTGTTAAGGTCATTGTGGCGGTTACATCCAAAACATCATCAGCCATTGCAACGGCTTGCTGAGCTTGATTAATTGCTTCAATAATTTCAGAGAAACTTATCTCCCTTTTGTTAAATTGAAGTAAATCCTTTTTAACCCAAGATGCTATTTTATCTACTCTACTCATAAATTAGCCTAAGAGTTTAGTCACTTGATCTATCTTCTCAGATTTTGTTTTAATTTTTCTTATCATTGCTTTCATTGATTCAACTAATGGAAGCTCTCCAATTACAGCGTCAAGCTGGTCCGGTGTCATTACCTCTAATTCTTCTTTGCTGTATTTAGGCGCAGTAATTTCTTTCTGAGCATTAGGAAAACTAATTTCAGGTATTTCGGGCTTCTGAATGTCGTCAGGAACATCAATTACATCTTTACCGGACTGTATTGATTCTAACATTGAATCAAACTGAGTAGTCTTATGAGTTTTGATTGTACCTTTAGTCTCTTCAAACTTTTTTACGTCTTCAAGAGTTGTACCCATTGGAACTATGTTAATATCAACCTTCTCCGCTAATGCTTTAGATTCTTCATCGGCAGGGAAGTAGCTATTAGGCATTACTCTTTTAGCTTGCAGATATTGTTTCAAAGGCATTCTATGAATAGATTCAACGCCTTTTTTATTTACAAATTTCACATTTATTTCTGTCATTAGATATTACTCCAATTAATTTTGAAAATAGACGGGAGGTTTTATCCTCCCGTTTTTAATTCTCTCGGACTCTTATGTCATTGTTGCAGAATAAGCCCAAGTATCAGTACCGGCAGCAGCAATTTTCATCCAAACTATCTTAGCCTGGATGTCATAAACTATTGCGCCTTTAGGAAAATTTATGCAAGCTGTTTTTTCCGCTGAGGAAAATGCAGTCGCATTATCCCACCAACCAATGAGCCTCTCTCCATTATCGCTTTGAAGTCTTAAAACGTCCAGGTTCTTAGCCTGATCAGCAGTAAGACCAAAAGCATCCTGAAAGGATTCACCATCAATCGTGGAAATATTATTTCTTTTAAATCCAGTTGCCATATTAAACTCCTTATGTTATATAGCAGTTAATTGATCAGAAGCATAGAACCATTCTACTAAACTTGTAGAGTTTTCGTAGAAAGCACCGGCTCCATTACCGAAATAGTTATCGTCGTCAATAATATCTGATCTTTGGAATCCAACGATCATATCGGCGGCGTCACCTAAGAACTGAGCATAATCAGCGTGCTCGGATTCAAAGCCCAGTTCCGAACCGTAACCGGCACTAATACAACCGGCTCCCACAACGATAGCGGGCTTACGAACTCCACTGTCACGAGGATTAGCCATGTATGTACTTAAACCATAATTCACGGTTCCATTAGCAGCAACATAACCCGGATCAGTTGAAACTCTTGCAGCAGGCACATAGTCGTCAATTATAACGAAAGCGCCGGCAACAAATGTACCTTCAAGAAGTCCAGTCCAAGCCGCATTATCGTCACCTCTGTCCTGAGCAAATTTAATATTGTCTCTATATTCAGGATCAGCGATTAACTGCCAAGCCAAAGCTGGGGGAATAAAGATAACAGGAGCCAAACGACCTTTGATATTAATTGGCTGGAGCTTATGATAATTAGCCAAGTAAACCAAATTACGAATTGACTGCATTGTGAAGTGATGAGCGGTATCATCAACAAGAGCAGCTAAGTTGTTACTTACGGCGGTCTCATAAGCTGCATTAAATACATTAGCAAAAGGTACCTTACCAAAACCGGCTACATAAGTATTTGGATGGCTTGCCAATGTTAAATTTAATCCATAGGAAGGATCAGTGATGTTATCCGAATAGTTAGCTAAAAGAGCTTGATAAGGGAACATTGACATTCTTCTGCCGAACCAATCCTGTAAGTCTTTCATTCCACGTTCCATTAGTGCCATTTGGATTTCAGGTTTTCTCAATACTTGTTTCGACATTTTATTATCCTGAATTTCAACTGCATGACGAACTTGGTTGATAGCAACTTTCTTGGTTAGGATAGCTCGTTTTTCCTCTGAGCCTCTCAAAGGCGCAGTACCAACTTTGCCGACTCCGGTTAAAGGCACAAGCACGGGAGTATCCATGTAAATTCCGCCCTCACGCTCAAAGTCCTTAACTACAGTAATAAGATTTGAAGGCGCTGGTAACGACATTGCACCTGCATAAGTACCGGCTTCTTTGTACTTTTTTACATCAATCATATTAGTAAATTTTGCCCATTTACCATAACGCCAGGTTAACAGGTCAAGTTTGCGTGACAGTCCACGCCTAAAGATTTGCATTTGATCGGAGTACATACCTCCGACTACAATAGCGGCTAATGATGCAGTTGTAAGGTGCATATTAGCATCAACTTTTATTAGGATTGCTACAATACATGTAAACAATCCGGCTAAGAAGATTCTTATATAAAAATCTTTGATTAATTTTGTTTTCATTTTCTTTTTCCAATTATACGGTTTTTAACTTTCCCCAGAAAAGAATCGGCTTCCTCTAAAGACAGATCGTCTCTTTCGAGTATTTTTTCATCTATATCGGGGTTTTCACGAATACCCAGACCTGGATTCTCTGATAACGAAGGTTCAACTATGGCGCTTTGCCCTAATTTGAAACCTTCCGCCCTTGCTTTCTCAGCTATTTTATCCTGGATAACTCCGTCAAATAAATCCCTGAGTTGATAATTCACCATATAGGGTTTTATTATCGGAGTTTTGCCTTGATAAAAAGTAATGACATTCTCGTTAACCTTGCCTTGAGGCTGCAATACATTTTCAAATAAAAATTTGTTGTAATAATTAGCATCAACAGTAAGGTCGGGAAGTCCTATATCTTCAGCAGTTATGCCTTTTGTTTCTAAATAACTTTTAAACAAATTGACATCGGCTTCGATTTGATCCTTAGCTCTTCGCTCCCAATTAGAAATGATATCATAATGCCGGTCGAATTCCTTATCAATACCTTGATTAAGATTGTCAATCTCGGTAGAATATTTAGAAGCCGCAACAGGATTCTGAGCGAATAATATGCGTTCAAATTCCAAGCGTGACTCTTGATTGGTAAGCCCGTCTTCCGGGAAATCAGGATATTTCTGTCTAATTGAGTTCAGCAGCATCTGAGCTTTTTGTTTGGTAGCCATTTCTAAGTAGTCAGGCGATTTGACTACAGCAGCGTCAGGCTTCCAATTAGGATCAAAAGGGCTTTTCAGCGATTTTATATAGAGCTGAGAGTTTACATAATTCTTAAATGCACGGTCGGTAAATTGATCACCTTTAACGCCGGTAAGAATTAGTTTATAATCTTGAGCCATTTGGTCAAGATTTTTGGCGTCTTTATTCTTATCTCGAAATTCTTCAATCTTTTTACTAATCAAGTCATCATTAACAACAAAAGGTTTGCCGATGTTATCCGGTTCTTTTGGTAACGCTGCTTGAGCAGGTTTGAGATCATCCTTAGTTTCAGCGGCTTTGCCGGTTAAGACTTTTATATCTTTAACATAGACTTTTTGCTCTTCAGGTTTTTTAGTGTGAAGAGTTTTCACAGCCAGCAAAAACTTATCAGGATCTATATCCTCACGAGTAAGAATATCATCAACGACTTCCTGGTCTAAGGTTAGAAGGTCAGTATCATCAGTAATAACAAGTGGCTCCTCTTCTACTTTTTCAGTAGGTGGAACCTCATCCACTTTAGTTTCATCGATTTTAGTTTCATCAACTTTTAGATCGTCTTCAATTACGAATAACGGCGCTAATCCAAAGAAACTTAGTAACACAAATAATGGTTTTACCCATAAATTAAACATTTGAAACTCCGCTTATTATAGCATTGCATTAGAATCTTTAAGACTCTGTTATTTATTATAATTAAAAGTCGGTAAATATTGAGCCTTAGTAAAGTATAGCTCAACAAAACCGCCGGAAATAGAACCTCCGGTGTTAGTAACAGTAATTTGATATTGAGAAGCACGAATATTATGCGTATAAGCTCCAAATATACCGGCAGTATCACTTGTAGTCTGATTAGTAGCGGAAACTCTTAAAGTATCCATATTAAAAGAATCTGCTCCGCCATTAAAAAAACCTTTGAGAACAATTAGTGTATTTGGTTTCAAACCAAAATTACCGCCTACTTTCATAGCAACCGTAGGAGAATGGACTGTAAAATCAGTGTTTGAGTAATCACTCGGCAGACTAAATGAACTTGAAACTAAAGTTGTAGTTGAATCAGTGGTTTGCGCGGGAATAGTGTAGGTTACTTTATACAAACCATTTTGGTCATTAACCTTAGTTTGGCTAAAGGTCATTCCCATTAATAGTATTGAGAAAATTAAAATTAAACGTTTCATTTTTAACTCCTTTGAATCTTAAATAAGACTCAAGATAATTGTGACATAATATGATCAGCTACGGCTGTATCGGCAACTTGCCGGTTATCCATAGTTGATTTGTGTAATTCATTCATTTTTTTAAGTAAATCAACCTTTTGGTTATTCATCATCATCCGTTTGGCGTCCTCATTGTCTTTTGAATCTTGCTGCTGTTGTACTTGCTGCTGCTGCTGTTGAGCTTGGTCCTGCTGTTGTTTCTGCTGAACCTGCTGCTGAATTTGTTGTTGAGCATTTTTAATATGAGCTATCATCTTAAAGCGCGCATTTATACCGGAGTGCTCTAAGGTTGTGATAGGATCAACATAAGAGGGATCAAGTTGTTGTAACCATTGATTCATGGACATAATCTTTTGAAATTCCAATTCGAGGGCTTTTTTGCCCAACGGATTCTTGCTGATCTTAATCCGATATCGCCCGAATGAAACATCATTAAGAAGTTTGCCCATTATAGACGCATTAAGTTGAAGCCATTGTGGATCACTGTCATCGCCTAACAGTGGAATAACACGAGGCAGAATTAAGTATTTTTGAGCCAAAGCTAAATTATTTTGGGCTACCATGACTAATGCGTATTGGGCATTATCATTAAGCCAGTCCTGAAGTAGTGAAGCTTGGGCTACTCTTTGTTCGTAAAGTTTACCGGTTTCCTTAGCCGATTCCTTACGACCCTGCATATTAGGACCTTGTCCGGAGATAGTATTAGTATCTTCTTTTTCTAACATAGACTCTTCAAGTAAACCCTGGGGCATTACCGGAGGTTCAAGTTTAATCATGCGCTTATTTGAAATAGCTCCATCTGCTACTTTCTTTAATCCCACGAGTTCATTACTCATTAATTCATCTTCAAAGCCTTTTACGGCTCCCTGCTCTGCAATCCACCCCCCCTGAGTTACTTTCATAACATAGGTAAGCATGGTATTACGTCTGAGGTTATAAGACGATACGGGATCAATAATATTATCAAGCACGGATTTAGTTTCTAAAATATCGGGATGAAAGTCATGGGCTAAGACGGGGACGAATTTAAAATTACCATTCTGATACTTTTGCATATCATCATATAATTTTAAGTTTAAAGCCGGGACTACTGAGGTCTGCCAGATCACATCGCGCCATTCTTCTCTTATTTTTGGCTCATTATACTGCTGCAAAATTTGTTGAAGTTTCTGAGAGTCATACCAATTTTTTTCAGATAAAGAATCTCTTTTTTTATCCTTAACTAAATCGGTAATGTCTTGTGAGAGTCCGGTCTTTAAATCCGTAACGGTCATAATAGGTTGTTGTCGTTTCTCATACCAGTCAATTACTTTGAATCTGCCGTCTCCGTTATACCAGGTAGCGCCATAATTATAGGCTACATCGGCATCGCTAAAACTGTCAAATCCATGCTTTTGACCCTGATAATCTAACGAAGCATTAAGAAAACGCTCTGCCCAAGTTAAGAGCATCTTTTTCATTTTCCCTTTTTTAAGTGCGGAGTCACCAACAATCATACGAGCTTTTTCATAAATCTCATCTCTGAGACTGTGATTATTTTTCGCATAAATATCAATGATTTCAGAGGCTTCATAAAAACCAGAATCCGACATATACCTCATATCGGAGGTATCACGTTTGCGCCAATTCGTATCAAATTTAATTCTTAAGGAGTCATACCACTCAATTAAAATCATACCATCGGGGTCTTTAAGATATGACCAGGAAGTTTTAAGCCAGCCTATACGACCTACTACCGCCCACAGAAAGGCTTTAGAGATTTCATATTCAATATCGTTAGCTTGAGTTAAAAAGTAATTAGATAGAGTTTGATGCAAATCCGCACCTTGTTGATCCTGGGGAGATATACCGGTAAATTCAAGTCCGGGTACTTGACCTTTGAAATTTCCGACAATAGATAATATTATAGGCAGGAATAAATTCCATTCAAAATTTGGGCGTTTCTCTAAATTTAATTTTCGTAAATCCTGAGCTGAGTAGATATGACCGGCTAATCTGTAAAAGTTTTGAAGCACTTCTTGTTGAAACACTTCAAATTTACCGATTAGACTCATTTCAGCCGAGCCAATTCTTGCAATAGTTTCTACATCTTCATACTCGGATTTAGAACCTGTAATAGGGGAGGGTTCATAACCATAGGTCATTTGATCATTCAATATTTAACCTTTAGAGATCTTTACTTCAAACCGGTAAATATTACCACAAAGAATCTTTATCGGTAAATATTACTTAAAATTTTATTAATGTCAATAGGTAGTTTACATAATGAGGAAGGTTTCACGTTAGGAACATCGGTAAGAATTACCATATCAGTAAATTTTACTTACTTAAGTTTTACACACTCATAACAGTAGATTCACTAATTTTCTTCTTACCCTTCTTACCATATTTATCAAATTGATAAGGCAGAACCTTTTGAGCTTTAGTAAATGGATAAGGGATTGCGGCTAAGATATACCTATCACAATCGGCAGCGTGATCGGGGACATTGGGATCGTTACCACTTCCTGAGATATCCTCAATATTATTCTCATCAGTTTGCAATGCTGAAATTTCGTCAATAAATGGATCGTTATAACCATCGAAGTAATGGAACATCTTATTTGAGAAATATTGTTTCATTATCCACCAGCCTATGATTCTATCGGTCATTGCCCGCTGTAAATAAATTCCATGTTCTTGGAAGATATTGGCGAAGGTTTGATCTGATGGAGTAGCGGAATATCTTTCTTTTTTAGCGAAGGCATCCAAGCCTGATACTATCATATCGGGCATTCTACCTTTAGTATATGGAAACCCTTTAATTAATTTGTAAATAGCTTTGGCGTGACTTTCCGGGTCTCTGTGCTTAACGTAATAAGTGAACAATAAATAAACCTTCTTGTCAAAGCCGCGTGCCATCATACTAAATGCACAAGGGCTTGCCCAGCCTGGATCAATTCCAGCGTATAATTCCCAATCGTCCGGTATTTCAAAAGGTTTCATTTTGGCTTGATTCTTATCGAACATATCAAAGAAGTCGCCTCCAAAGGCATCCCAGTCATTATGGAGTAAAGCATTTTCCATTTTCTTACCCAACTGCATAATATTAGCAGCATATCCGGGATCACTTTCCATTAATATTTTATTCTCTGCAAGAAAGCCGGGAATGAAAGTTCTGGACTTAGCATTCATAAATTGAGGATGTGAGGGAGTTACGGAAACGCCTTGAGGATTGTCTTCGGGATCATTTACTGAGGGATCTGAAATAAAGAAGTAAGTTTTACCCGGGATTAAAACCGTCTTATTGGACTTCACAAATCTTTTTTTAACCCATATTAAACCCTCTCCAGTCGGATTAGTGGTACTTCTCATGCGTTTACCCAAGGATACGCCGTTGTTCATTACGACGCCACGCAAACGACTGAAGAGGTACAAGTACTGTTTCAATTGGAATTGAGTTAATTCATCAAAACCAATGTACTGATAAGCCGCGCCTTGATGAGAT